GCGGCTGATTTGTCCGTTCTGTTAATTCAAGCAATGGACTATATTGAGACGCGGGCGTTTAAGGGCAGCAAGACAGATCCATCTCAGGCGCTAGAATGGCCGCGCTCAGGCGTTTATCTGAACGGCACAGAGCTTGATGATACTATTGTTCCTGACGCCATCAAACAGGCCCAGATGGCCGCTGCGTTAATTTACGACACTGGCGCAGACTTGCTAGGTAGTGTAGCGCCTCGCGTGACTGCCGAGCGCGTAGGCGAGGTATCGGTTCAGTACAGCGACAAGGGCAACCAGACTACGCTTTACCCGAAGCTGACTGCGCTACTGCGGAATTATCTGGCCAGTGGTGGCGGATTTCAGTTTGAGGTGCGCCGTGGCTGAAATATATGATCGCCTCCGCACAACCGCCAATGACCTGCTAACCAAGTACGGCCAAGGCACCATGATCTATCAGGAGCCTGACACCGAAACCGGCCCTGAGTATGATCCTGTGCTGACGCCAGGGGCAGAGCATCCGGTGAGCGGTATTAAGGTTTCAGGGCAGCGCAAGAACACTTACATCGAAGGCGGCTACATTCAGGCGAGCGACTTGATGGTTATGCTGCCAGAGTTTGGCGTTGTGCCAACGCTGTCAGGGCGCATGAAGATCAACGGGCAGGTGTATCAGATCATCATGGTTGACCCCATCACCGAGGAAGTGCCGCCGGTTGGTTGGTATATTGGGTGTAGGGTTTAGAACAAAACGGTATTAGACAGGAGGCCCGCTCTGGCTTATGGTTGGGGTGGGTTTTTTGTTTATGGGGATATAGGTATGAATATTACAGAGTATTTCGGTGCAAATTGTGAGTTCTCCGAGGAAAAGGATTTGATTGAGAGCGTCAAAGCTCTCGTTTTAGCTGAGGGGCTTTCTGGCTGGGAGATTGAGACGCTTGGCAAGGCTTGGAATGATGGCCTTATGGAGTCTGGCGACACTCCATCAAAGGGCGCAAGGGCGACTCTTTTGAGCAAGGGCATTCTTTGCCAGACGTGCTGGAAGAACAACGACTATTCGTTCAGCGTCACGTACCCGCTTGGCTATAAAGTTTGGAAGGCTCTAAAGGTTGTTAATTAAACCACCCCGCCCGCACAACGCGGGCTTTTTTGATATACTGATTGGAGTGGAGGTTTACCATGTCACTCTATAAAGCGATTAAGCACGGCAAAGAGAAGCGCAAGAATTATCGCGGCTCAAAGGCTGTAGATAAGTCGTGCCGGAACCACGGCGGCTGTCCTGCGTGCGAGAATGCTAGGCAGTACAGAACACTAAAGCGCATGCCGGCGCCGGATTATTGATTGGGAGTGGAGGGAGTTATGGAATCACTAGAGAGAACAGTTCACGACAAGCTACAAGATTTCGCAAAAGAGCTTGCCGAAAAGCATGGTGTAATGATTTGTGATGTTACGTTCTGCTGGACATATACCTTATCAGGAGAGGCTATCTTGTTAAGCACTGACGTAAAGACCGAGAAGCATGGCCATTAACCTCCTACAAATCCAAAACGCCCAAGAACAGGCAGTCATCCGAGCCTTCCGTCAGGCTATCCAGAGCGTCCGCGACCAAGCCGTCATTCAGGAGATCGTGCGCCTTCTGGAAGTGGGCAATGTGGATGGAGTTATTGAGCTGTTACAGTTAGATGAGGCTACATTCCAGCCACTTGAAGAGGCTATCAGGCAGGCTTATCGGCAGGGCGGTCTGACTGGGGCTGAGCAGATCGGAACTATCCCGCTAGAACTTGGCACTATTCCCGCTCGATTTAATATGGCCCTACCAACGGCAACGCAGTGGCTCGCTAACCTTTCCAGCCGCCTGATAACAGAGGTCTTTGACGAACAGCGTCAGATGGTGCGAGAGCGGCTTACAGAGGCGGTGCAGCGAGGGATTAACCCGCGCCAGTCTGCGCTAGACCTGATTGGGCGGATTGATCAGCGGACGGGTAAGAGGACGGGAGGCTTCATCGGCTTGACTAGCTCTCAGGCAAGGTGGGTTGCTAATGCGCGAGATGAGCTAGAGGGATTGAATAGCGGATACTTTAATAGGCAATTGCGTGATAAACGGTTTGATTCCGTTGTCAGGAAGGCTATTCAAGAGGAAAAGCCACTAAGCAAGGAACAAGTCAATAGAATCATAACCTCAATGCAAGCGCGAACTCAGCAATTCCGGGGTCAGATGATCGCTAGAACAGAGAGCATCACAGCGCTTCGAGCCGGTCAATTTGAAGCAATAAGCCAAGCCGTGCAAAAAGGCGAACTAGATAGCCGCGATGTCTTGAAGTCGTGGGACGCTAGTGGGGATGCACGAACGCGGCTTGAGCATTTGCAGATGGAACAGCGCTATAGTCGTGAAAATGCTATTCCATATGATCAGCCATTTGTGAGCCCAACAGGTGATATTGCAATGTATCCTGGCGATTCCAGCATGGGCGCTGATGGCTCATTTACGATTCAGTGCAGATGCCGTTTACGTTGGACGCTGGATTTCGGCGGACAATTGAAGCGCCTTGAAGGCTTCGGGTAGTCTGGTATACTGTTTTGTGTGGCTAGGTTAGCTCCCGAAAGGCTGGATTCGTCTCCCGGCTTGCCACACATCCTTTCAGAGACGTTGACCGCTGACGAGGTTATATCATGCCCAAGATCTGCATTGTTGATGGCTGCGATAAAAAACGACACGTTAAGATAGGATATTGCGCCAAGCATTATACCAAATTTAAGAGATATGGCGATCCATTGGCCGGAAGAGATAACAAGTTTTTGCCAGGAAAGGCACCAGAAACTTGCACGATAGACGGATGCAATGCTAAGCATGATTATGGCGGGCTTTGCGGTGCGCACAACAATAGGAAACGAAAACTTGGCAGCCCTTACGCGCTTTACGAATCAGAAAAACGAAAAGATAAGCGTTGCTCGGTAGATTCCTGCGACAGAAAGCATTACTGCAAAGGGTTTTGCTCAAAGCATTATCAGAACTGGTTTAAACATGGTGATCCGCTGCATTCAGAGAAATCTGGCCCGCTATATTGGCTGGAATCACATGCAAACCATGATGGCGATGAATGCTTGGCTTGGCCGTTCGCAAAACTGACCAATGGTTATGGTACGGTTCAGGTTCGTGATGGCCGAAAGCGTATAGCGTCAAGGGTTATGTGTGAGCTTGCGTATGGCGAGCCAAATGACCCGAAAATGCAAAGTGCGCATAGCTGCGGGAATGGCCATCTTGGCTGCGTCAATCCCAAACATCTTAGATGGGCAACAGTGAAAGAGAATGCGGCTGATAAAAAGTTACACGGCACTCATCTTTATGGCAGCAAAGCGCCTTGGTCTAAGTTGAGTGATGACCAAGTAAGATATATTTTGCAAGACGGCAAAGATGAAAGCGCCGATATTTTGGCTGACAGGTTTGGAGTTACCAAGTGGGCCATATACAATATAAGGCAAGGCAGAAGATGGACAGGTATTGATGGCTAAGGCATTTTCAGATCAAGTAACAGATTGGGTTAGAAAATCTGATCAGCGCATGACTGCCGTTTTTAGGCAGTCTGCCCAAGATGTTATTGAAGAGGCGCAAAGCCGTGTTAATGTTGACACCGGTTTTCTTCGGTCTTCTGGTGACGCAGCCCTTAACAAGCTGCCAGTTGTTCCAACTGAACCGCCAGAAGGGGCTAGCGGATTCACTTGGGATGCCGATTCGGCATTGCTTGTTATCGCTCAAGCGCAGCTCGGTGATACGATTTTTTTCGGTTACGGCGCAAATTACGCGGGCTTCGTTGAGGAAAGATTCGGTTTCTTGAGATTATCAGCCCAAAACTGGCCCCAAATCGTCAACAAGGCCGCACGAACTATTGAGCAGAGGGTTAGACGGTGACACCATCCAACAGCACCATCCAGACAGCACTAAACGACATCCTCATTGCTGCGTCATTGGGTTATGACATTGCGTGGCCTGGCCTGCCATTTACACCGCCAACCTCCGGCGCATGGCTTGAAGTCACCTTCCTGCCAAATCGCGGCGTAGACGACAGACTAGCCAACGACGGACACGTAAGCCCGCAAGGCATTTATCAGATAGTATGCGTTAGCCGCCCGCAGTCGGAACTAAAACTGAGATCCGTGGCTGAACAGGTTATGGCTGCATTTCCCAAGGGCACACCAATCAGCGGCAACGTTCGCGTAGGCTCTCACCCCTACACCGGCACGCTTAGGTCTGATGCTGATCGTATGTCTATTGCGGTCACTATCGAATACTCGGAGTGATTATTAGATCAAAACGTTATTGGACGATTGGCCCGCATCGACTTATTGTTGGTGTGGGCTTTGTCTTATACGGAGAATCAAAAATGTTTACGATCAATAGAAGGAAGCACGCAAATACGCCGAAGCTTCCAAAGAGAGAAGCCGAGCAACTAGGCTTAAAGGTTTACTGGAGCGGAAAGCCGTGCCCAAAGGGGCATATTGACTTCAGGTACATTTCAATGCGAGGCAGATGCTGCGCTTGTGTCAGAGAAGATGCTGGCAAGCGCAGACAAAAGGAAAGATTCGGAAGCTCAGCTTTTGCAGATGCCGAGGCAAGAAAGAAAGCTGAGGCATTGCGAGAGCAAATTGAGCTAGAGAAAGAGCTAAGAGACTATTGATACTTAGCCCTCGCTGAGAGGGCTTTTTTTCGCCTGCGCCCATATATCACGAATAGTTCTAACCTCACAATCCCTTATGCTATACTACCCTCGTTGATCAACAAACGAACACGAGGGTTTTACCATGACCGCAGCAACTACCCAGAAGGGTGCGAAGCTTTACATTGCTGTAGACGCCACTCTTAATACGGCACTTCCCCAGAACTCCGACCTGACCCAGACCCAGTATGAAGCCCTGACTTGGCTTGAGGTCAAGGGCGTTGGAAACTTTGGCCAGACTGGTACGGAGCAGAACACCGTCAGCTATGACGAGCTCGCCGCCGAAGTAACTCAGAAGGGTAAAGGCATTGCAAACGCTGGCGACCCTACCATTGAATGCCGTCGCATCGGTGATGACCCTGGCCAGATCGAAATGCGCGCCTGCGCAGCCGTCACCAACATGAACAACTATGCGTTCAAGTATGAGCTGGCCAACACGCTCGGCACCAACGGCACCATCCGCTATAACCGTGGCATCGTGACAGGCCCGACTCACCCGAATGGCGGAAACGAGGACTTTGACCTCGAAAACTACAATCTGGGCCTGAACCAAGAGCAAATCGTCGTTGAGGCTGCGTAATGGATCTTTCCAGCATCAAGCCAATTGAAAAGCGGTATAACGTTCAGCATCCGGCAACAGGCGAGGATACAGGGATGATCCTCGTGCTGGCCTGCACGCACGATGAGCGCGTGAAGCGATCCATGCGGGCGGTAAACGATGAAATCCTGAAGGCTGGCAAGGATATGTCAGCAGCCGAGCAGCAGAAGTTCGACGATGCTCTGGCGGCTGCTTATATCGTTGATGTGGAGTTCACGGGTGACGCCGAGTGGAAAGGCGACAAGCCGAAGTATTCCGCAGAACTGGCCAAGGAAATCTGCGCGCTTCCGGCCCTCAAGGAACAGGTGTTGTTTGAAGTCCGGCGCACAAAGGATTTTTATCAAGCCTGAGCCGTGACCTGTGCCGAGCTTTAGAGAATGAAGCAAGGTACGACACGCCAGACCGCCACGGGGAGACGCGCCGAGAACGTAACGAGCGTTTCGGCGTAGGCTCCCCACGGATCAGGCCACCAGAGACGGGGCGGTATTTGTGGGAGTGGTACGCAGACGCCGCAGCCACGCGCAGAGTAGACGAGGGATTGCCCCAGCTCCTAACTCCCGTCGAGTGGCAAGCATGGGCGGGCATACGGGGCGAGCTGGTACGGCGGGAAGAGTTCGGTGTACTAATGGAAATGGATAGAGCCTTTGTTTATGCGCTGCGTAAAGAGATACATGATCAGCGGCAACGTGAACAGAATCAGCAACAGAAATGAGACAAGTGATGGGCGCTATATATGCGCCCATGCTTGCCTTCTCCATATCCGGTAAATCATTGATACAGATAGTCCATATTCAAGCGCTAACAGCCTAGCAGATGCGAGCCCTTCACTGGCCCTAATAAGTTTTACTTCTGCCTCTGACAACTTTGCCATATGATGCTTTTCTCCACGGATGTCTGTCCCGTGAATTAGCTTGTCCGCGTGATTCTCGGTTCTAGTGGCCCAGCGCAAATGCTTTGGATTGACGCATCCTCCATGTCCGTTGCCGCAGCTGTGGGCTGCATCCATTTTGTCTTTTGGCGGCTCTCCATGCGCAAGCTCACACATTATTCTTGAGGCATTTGTTTGCTTGCCATTATAGACTGAAAGTCCATACCCAGATGGAGATTTTGCATAAGGCCATATAAGGCAATCCTCGCCATCATGATCAACATTATCAAGAAGCCATTTAGATGCATGGCCCCTTTCTAGGCCGCCACCTTCAGGAGATCCGTGCCGTCTTTTCCGCGTGTAGTGGGCGCTGCAAAGTCCAAAAGATCTGGGCTTCTTGTTACACCCGATAACTGTGCAGTATTCCGGCAGCGGCTTAGGGGCTTCCCTTTTTGATATTAATGGGTCTCCATATCTTCGCATTCTGGTGTAATGCATTTCGCAATAACCATACTTCTTGTTTAGCATCCTTTTGCCGCAACCTGCTATCGTGCATACAGCGCGTTCTTTCATGTTATAATCACCTTATAGAAAGCCAGCGGCAAATGTAGCACAGTTTAAAGGTAAATGGAATGGCAGACGTTGCAAGATTATCGTTAGCTATAGATGTCACTGGCGCTCAGCGGGCTCGTCAGGCTTTGCGTGGGTTGCAGGATGGGTCTATTCGGGCCACTCGCGCTACTGATCAACTGGTAGCCGCCAATACTCGCCTGAATAATTCTGCCCGCACCACATCACGAACCTTTCGGCCAATGCAGGGCGCAATCCAGCAAGCGGGCTTCCAGATTGGCGACTTTGCGGTTCAGGTTGGAGCTGGCCAGAATGCGCTTGTTGCCTTTGCGCAACAAGGCTCCCAGCTAGCCGGTATCTTTGGCCCAGGCGGCGCTGTATTGGGCGCTGTCATTGCCATTGGTGGTGCGATTGCAGGCGGGCTTGTTAGAGCCTTTAGCGAGGGCTCTGAGGAAGCAAAAACCCTAGCCGAAAGAATACTTGATGTAGCGGACTCAACCGATGAATTGACCGCTGCACAGATTCGCGCATTAAAACTGGACTTCTTTGCGGGCAACCGTGACAGACTGCAAAAGATAACCGCAGAACGGCAGCGGATCAAAGAGCTAAACGAAGAGATTGCCGAAAACGAACGCTTGATGCAGCAGCAAGCCGGCCAGCGCGATACCGGCATGACTAGCGGTATTCTCGGCACGACTGTTCAGGGGTTGCGTGATCAGGCGGCAAGCACGAGCCAGTTGGCCGAGAGAAATCGTGATCTGAGAAAAGAGCTAGACAAAACCCAAGGAAGCATAGATACCTACTTTCAGGAAGCGGACAAGCTCAATAAAAAAATTCAGGAATTAATTTTTGGCGAAGATGATCACGCTAAGACGATAGAGAGAGCAAAGGAAGAGGTTAACGACCTTAACGCCTCATTACAATTCCAAATCGACACCTACGGCGAATCAGAGCGCGCTATCCAGCTTGCCAAAATTCAGCAGCTAGCAAAAAACGGGGCTGATGCCGAGGCAGTCCGGCAGGCCAGGGAATTAACCAACGCGCTTTATGACAAGATCGAAGCGGAAGAGATGGAATCTCGGATGCAGCGGGACTTGGCACAACTTGACCCAGCTAGTGCCGAGTTCAACCGCTACGCAGACCAAATCGACCGGATTGAAGAATACAACATCTCAGCCGCTGAAAAGGAGCGTTTGAGGGAGGAAGCGTTCTGGCAGCATCAGCAGAAGATGCAGCAGATTGCAAAGCAGGGCGGGGAAAATATAGCGCTGTCTCAGAATCAAGGGTTGCAGATGCTGACAGATTTCCAGCAGCAAGCTCTAGGCACCTTTGGCCAAATCTTCGGCAACATGGCCGAGATTGCCGAGAAGGGCGGCAAGGATCAATTCAACACGTGGAAGGCCATGGCCTCGGCGCAGGCTGCCGTTAACACCGCTTTGGCTATCAGTAACGCGCTCGCAACACCCCCTGCGCCGCTTGGCATTGCGCTGGCCGGAACAATCGGCGCACTTGGAGCTGTCCAGATCGCCCAAATACAGCAAACCGAATACCAAGGCTCCTACCTCGGCGGCGGCTACACAGGCTCAGGCTCACGCACAGGCGGCATCGACGGCAAGGGCGGCTTCCCCGCTATCTTGCACCCAAACGAGACGGTTGTTGACCATACGCGAGGCCAAGGCATGGGCGGCGATGTAGTGGTTAACGTGATGAACGCGCCGGCCGGTACCCGCACGGAAGAACGCACAGACGCGCGCGGCAACCGATTCGTAGATGTATTCGTAGCTGACATGTCCAATGGTGGCCCAATGAGCAAGGCAATACAGACAACCTACGGTGTCAGGAGGCAGGGCAGATAATGGCAACCATAGACTACCCCTCAGAACTGCCAACACCGGCCCGTGACGGCTATGCAATCCAGCACGTTAGCCCGTTTGCTCGCACGCCAATGGCAACCGGCAGAGCAAGACAGCGCCGGACGTTTCAGAATGTGCCGAGTGAAGTCACTCTGACGTGGACGCTCAAGAACGAGCAGGCGCAAATATTCGAAGCATGGTTCGCCTACGACATAACTGACGGCGCGGACTGGTTCAATATCGACCTGAAAACGCCAACCGGAACGCTTGCGCCTTACGAATGCCGGTTTATGGAGATGTATTCAGGGCCAGAGCTATTCGGTCTGGATATGTGGCGGTATTCGGCACAGGTTGAGATCCGAGAGCGGCCAATCCTAACCCGAGACTGGTACATCTATGGCAAAGAGTTTGTACTTGGTTCCAGCATTATTGATATTGCACTAAACGACAAATGGCCGGAGGCATAATGGAGCTGTGGACGGTTTATTATCCGCTTGCCGTGACTTATAGCCATGTGATTGACGAGGCGCTAAACGCTGAACCTGAAAACGGCTGGATTGATGTTGCTCTGAATAAATGGTGGCCAATGTGAGCATCATAGAAACCGTCTACGCCTCTGCACCATCTGAGCATGTCATTCTGGCAACTTTAGAAATCTTAGTGCCAGATTATGACCCTATCCGAGTGGTTGCAGCTTATGAGGACTTGACCGCAACGCTTGAGACTGACGAAACGGTTACGTTCAAGGCTGGGCCTTTTGAGTATCGGGAGCCGAAGAAAGATACTGCCGGGAACCAGACGCTTAGTTTCTCCATAGCCAACGTCACAGGCGAGGCACAGAAAGCCGTAGAGGCTGCGTTAGATTCTGATAGCGAGGTTCCAGTTATCTACCGTGTATTTCTTTCGACTGATCTAACCGCACCCGCGAAGAAGCCATTTAAGATGACGCTCAGGGGCGGACAGTTTGAGGGAATCATGGTTCAGATTGAGGCGGGATATTACGACCTCCTGAACACCGCTTGGCCGCGCAAGCGATACACCGCAGAGTTCGCGCCCGGATTAAGGTACATAAACGGATGACATTAGACGACCTCCTACAAGTACCCTACGAGCCGAACGGCAGGAGTGCGCATGGCGCAGACTGCTACGGCCTTGTGCGTATGGCGAGAGTTTATTTATTTGGCAAGCCGTGGATGCCATTGCACGGAGCTGTCGAGGGTAGCGATAAGCGAGCTCTTACTGAGGCAATGCTGGCTGAATCTAAGCATTACACAGAGTGCCGCCCAAAAACGGGGGCGATTGCCTGTTGCTATCGTGGAAAGCTCTGCACGCATATAGCCATCGTTGTCGAGATTGACGGCAAGCGCATGATTCTCGAAACCAACGAGCCCGGACAAGCCGACCATGGCCCGCGTCTGGTAAACTTACGGTATTTCGAGCAACGTTTCTTGAAGGTTGTCTATTATGACGATTAGCGTTTATGACACGATCATGCCCGCAGAGCCGGTCGAAATTTATGACGATCACGGTCTGACGGTAGAGGATTGGATCAGGGCAAAAACGCCAACTTACCGCCGTGGAGAAGTTCAGCCGCTTTCATGCTCAATCAATGGCGCCATCGTAAAGCCCTTGGATTGGTGTGATGCATGGATTGGCGAAAAAGACAATGTAGAGTTTAGGGTTGTACCGCGCGGAGATGCGCTAGATTTTGTGTTCCCGTTTTGGGCTGGAACGGTGAACGTAGCCGTTAACCAGGCATTCAGCTACCTTTTGCCAGATATTCCGGGCCAAGGCGGCCAAGGGCAGCGGGGCTCTCAGCTTGAGCCGGCAGACGCCAGAGCAAACCAAGCAAGGCTTGGGCAGGCTGTTCCAGAGATTTTTGGCCGCTATATCCGCTATCCAGACTATCTAAATCAGCCGCGCAAATATTACAAAGATACTCGCACTCAGGTTTTAAATCTGATGCTCTCGGTAGGTGTTGGCGAATACATCATCAATGACAGTGAAGTTCTTATTGGCGAGACTCCAATATCAGAGATTCAGGGAGCGTCTTACACGATATTTCAACCAGGGGCATCTGTTTCGGGAATAGAGAACCACGAGAACTGGTTTTCTGCGCCAGAGGTTGGCTCTACCAGCTCAAGCGCCGGAATTAGGCTAAAGGGCGTGACATATGATGAGCGTACCTATTTTGGCGGCGGCACGGCATCCGGCGACACCATTGTTGGGATAAACGTTGGCGAACTTTGGACGGTTGGCATTAGCGGCCAGATAAAAATGGATCAGCCTGTCACAGTCGTTGATGGCGGTGCGTCAGCGGATATTTTCCAGGGCAACTTCCAGCATTTGGTTGCAGGTATAACGGTAAATGTCGAGTCCAACGTTAATGTTAACGGCACATATGTTGTGTCAACCATAAACGGAGCCAAGACAGAAATAACGCTAGAGACAACAGGTGGCGATCCTGTTGAAGATGCAACGGCTGGCTCTGGGAC